ATTCGGCAAGCTGTTTCTTCCAGACGACTTCACCCGTAGCGAAACCCCTCCATTCCACTATGAGGTCGCAGATTCCATCGATAATAAAGAAGTTAAGCAGCTTGCTATTATTCTTCCTCGTGGTCATGGTAAGACTGTACTAACAAAAGCATCAGTCTTAAAGGACTTTGTATTCTGTCCTCGTGATGATATGTTCTTTTACGCTTGGGTATCAGCTACCCAGAAGCTCTCAGTAGGTAATATGGACTATATAAAGCATCATCTCGAGTATAATGATAGATTCCTATATTACTTTGGTAAGATGAAAGGGCCTAAGTGGACAGAAGAGGATATTGAACTTTCAAATGGTTGTAAACTAATATCTAAGTCAAATGTAGCAGGTATTCGTGGAGGTGCAAAGCTTCATAAGAGATACGACTTGATCATCCTTGATGACTTTGAACATGAGGCAAATACTATTACAAGAGATGCTCGTGATAAGAACGCTAACCTTGTAACTGCTGTTGTCTACCCTGCTATTGAACCTCATACTGGAAGATTAAGAGTGAATGGAACCCCTGTACACTATGATTCTTTTATAAACAACCTCTTGATTAACCATGCTAGAGCTGAATCCGATGGAGAGGACTTTGCATGGAAGCTTATAACATATAAAGCTTATACTGATAATGGTAGCCCTCTTTGGGATTCTTGGTTTCCTTTGTCTAAATTAGAGGAAAAGAAGAAATTCTACAGGGATTCAGGCCAAGCATCCAAGTTTTACCAAGAATATATGATGGAAGTACAAAGTGCTGAGGATGCATTATGGACAAGAGATCATATAAAGTATTGGAAAGGTTATTATGACTATGATGCTGATGAGAACCAGAGCTTTCTTGTAGTAGAAGGTGAGAGATTCCCTGTTAATTGTTTTACAGGTTGTGACCCTGCGACAGATATTGATACAAAAGAGTCTGATTTTTCTGTCATAATGTGTATAGCTGTAGATAATGATAATAATCTATATGTTCTTGAGTATGAAAGACACAGAAGTATTCCTACAATAGGCGCTAAGAACGATGAGAACGAAATAATAGACCGTAAAGGTGTTGTAGACTATATATTAGAGATGCATCAGAAGTACCATTGCATATCTTCTACTGTAGAAGACGTAGCAATGAACAGAAGCGTCTTCCAAGCCTTGAATGATGAGAGAAGAAGGATAAATAAGTTCGATGTAGCTGTAATTCCAGAGAAGCCAGGAGGAAGACAGAAGATAAATCGCATATATAGTGGACTTTCAGGCAGATTTAGCATGGGAACGGTGCATTTAAGGGAAAATATGTTTGATTTAGTGAACGAAATTGTTACTTTTGGACCAAGAATGGCTCATGATGACACTATAGAGGCTCTTTTTTATGCAAACTTACACGCATTTCCGTCTGATTTAAGCAGAAATGATGAAAAAAAGACTTGGTTTAAGCAAAAAAGAAGAGCAAAGAGCTGGATCGTAGCATAAATAACAAAGAGGTAAGAAAATGCCAAACGTAGGTAAACTATCACAACCAAAGCCGAAGAAAAAGAAAAAATCACTTAGAAAAAGAGCTTCGGAAAGACTAGCAAGAACAAAAATAGGTGGTAAGATTGTTAGTAGGAGCATTAATAAACAACTTAAAAAAGACTTTAAAGGAAAGAATGTTGGTATTGGTGTTTCTGGTCAAGCTAATAAGAAAAAGAAAAAACCATCATTATCTAGTAGAGTAAAGACTAAAATCCAAGAAGTATCTACTTCAGCTGGCAGATCTAAAGCTAGACGTAGAAAAATAGAAAAGAAATTTACTGGAATTAGAAAAGCTGGAGGAGAAGTTGGATGGGTTAAAAAGAAGGGTGATAAGAAGTTTATGAGTCCTACCAAAAAGAAAATGCTTGGTTCAAAGAAAGGAACGAAGATTCGTAAAGGTGCTGTAGGAGCTACTGTTACTGAAGGTGGTGTTTACGCTAAGTATAAAAAAGACTCAAGAGCTGCTGGTTCATTTCAAAAAAAGTTTAAGAAGGAATGCTCAAATGGGGCTAAGTCTTTTAAATGGGATGGTAGATTATATAGCTGCGCTAAGAAATAATGCCTAGGTTTGGTAAGCGCTCTAGAGAGCGTCTAAAAGGTGTAGATACCAAACTTGTAAATGTCCTTAATGAACTTGTTAAAATTATGGACGTTACTATCATTGAGGGTCTACGAAGTAAAGAACGACAAGCTGAACTCCTAAAGAAGGGAGCTACAAAGGTCAAATATTCAAAACATATGGATGGTAAAGCAGTTGATCTTGCTCCATATCCTGTAGACTGGGAAGATAGAGAAAGGTTTCATTATATGGGTGGTATGCTACGAGGTATAGGCCAACAGCTTAAAGTTGATATACGCTGGGGTGGTGACTGGGATTCAGATGGTGAGATTAAAGATAACAATTTTGATGACTTAGTTCATGTGGAGATAAAAGAATGACTATAGTAGTTCCTAAAGTAACATACCAACATGGTTCAATATCATGTAAGTACATAGTATTTTATTATGGCTAGAACAACAAAGAAAAGTAAAGCACAGATAAACAAGCAACTGTGGGATAGAGCGAATACATCACATCGTTCTAAATGGCAATCATCTTCTCAAAAGTCTTATGACTTTTATCTCAATGAGCAGTTGACTAAAGAAGAACATGATATGCTTGAAGAATCTGGGATGCCTACATTTATCATTAATAGAGTAACTCCTATTATCGAGATTATGAAATACTTTGTAACTGCTAATAATCCTAGATGGAAAGCAGTTGGAGTAACAGGGGATGATGTAGATGTAGCTCAAGTACATTCAGATATAACAGATTATTGTTGGCATATGTCTAATGGTAAGTCTATATATAGCCAAGTAACTCTTGATGCTCTTACAAAAGGCATTGGCTATTTCATGATTGATGTAGACCCTGATTTAGATAGAGGAATGGGTGAAGTATTATTTAAGAGATTAGAGCCTTATGATGTTTATGTAGACCCTGCGAGTAAAGACTTCTTATTTAGAGATGCTACATTTATAAGTATCCGAAAGAATTTATCTCGAACAAGATTAATAAATATGTTCCCTCAGTTTAAGGCTAAGATAAAAAAGGTAGAAGCTGCGAGTGAAGTTGTTTCTTATTCACAGAGGGATTTAGATCAAACAATATCAATACAACAGGAAGATATTACTTTAGGTATAAGTCAAGAAGCTGAAGATGATGATATACTTGCATACTATGAGACATATAAGAAAGTAAAGTTTCCATATAGAAATGTATTTATAAAGATTGATCCTACACCAGCTCAAATGTCTCTTATTAGAGAAAAGGTGCAGGAAGATTTAGATAAGTTTAAGCAGGAGATAGAAGTAGGATTAAAAGAGAAGTCATTGCAGATACAGCAATCTCTTGAAGCTGGTGAGATTATCCCCGAGAGAGCTCAGTTAGAAATGCAGAAGGCTCAGGAAATGTCTGAGCAGGCTATCAAAGAGAAGGAAATGCAACTTATGTCTGAAGCTCAGGATGCAGCTACTGTAATTGAGCAGAAGATAATGAGTGAAAAGAGTTATAAAGCTCTTATTGAAGGCGGTGGGATGGAGAAGAATATAGTAGATGCTATTAAGTTTTATGAGAATAGAATTATGATAGTGTCTTCTGTTGGCGACGATGTTCTATTATATGAGAGGACATTAGATTTATCAGAATATCCTATAGTACCTATTCCATATATGTATACAGGAACTCCGTATCCAATGAGTGCTGTAACTCCTCTTATAGGTAAACAGCAAGAGATTAATAAAGCTCATCAGATAATGTTACATAACGCTAACTTAGCATCTAATCTTAGATGGATGTATGAAGAAGGTTCTGTTCCTGAAGAAGAGTGGGAAAGGTATTCATCTGCTCCCGGTGCTTTATTGAAGTATAGACAAGGGTTTGCAGCCCCAACCCCTATATTACCAGCTCCAATCAACAATGCTTTCTTTACTGTAGTAAAAGAAGGGAAAGAAGATGCTGAGTATATAGCAGGTGTTCCTTCAGCTATGATGGGATTTACATCACAGCAGACGGAGACATACAGAGGATTACTTGCTAATGATGAGTTTGGTACTCGTAGACTAAAAGCGTGGATGGGAAGTATTGTAGAGCCGGCTCTTGAGCATCTTGGTAAATGTTTTCAAATGATATCTCAGAAGCATTATACCGCTGAGAAAGTATTTAGAATTGTGCAGCCTGAAGCTGGTCAAAAGCCAGACCAAGAAAAAGAAGCAAGAATTAATATTCCAATCTATAATGATTATGGAGAAGCAATAGGATTATTTAAAGATTATAATTCTGCAAGATTTGATGTAAGGCTCGTAGCAGGAGCTACAATGCCTGTTAATAGATGGGCATTGCTTGAAGAATACTTTAGGTGGTTCCAAGCTGGATTGATTGATGATATCGCTATGATAGCAGAAACCGATATTAGAAATAAGAAAGGTGTAGTAGAAAGGAAGTCTATGTATTCACAAATGCAAGGACAGATATCATCTATGGAAGAATCTTTAAAGGATAAAGAAGGAACTATTGAAACATTAGAGCGTCAGTTAGTACAGGCAGGCATTAAGATGAAAGTTGGAGATGCTACTAATGAAGTCCGTAAGGATGTACTTGAGACAGAAGCACAGCAAAAACTTCTTAGAGGATTACTGAAATCAGAATTTGAGAAGGAGAAGTTAGCAATTAAGAATCAAGTTGCTTCTTCTGAAAAGAGTAAATAATTGGCTTGGCGTAAAAAAAGTTATTCAAAGATGGCTAGAGATGGCCGTTCAAATGGCAGATGGAAAGATGGCAGCAGTCAGACTCATTATAGGAATAAAGCTAATGCTAAGCCTGGAACTGTAGTACATCACCTAGATGGAAATAAGTCAAATAATAGTAAATCAAATATTAGAGTTATAAGCAAATCTAAACACAACAAGGTCCATCCAGAGAAAGGCGGTAATAGAAAGTGTAAAAGTGGATACCTCTGGAGTATGAAAGCAAAGTCTTGTGTGAAGATAAAATCATAATTAAGTTTTAATGAATAAAAAGGATACCAAATGGAACAAGAACAAGTAAGCAACACCGATGCGGTCCCTGAAAGTGAAATCCAAGAGAACATCTTTGGCGGAGAATCTGAAGACTTTTTTAGTGCTTTAGATACATCTGTCAATGGTGGAATCCAAGAAACAGAACAAACACAGTCAACCTCAGTAGAGGATGGTAACACATCCCAGAGCCCTAGTGAAGTTCAAGAGCAGAGTGACGACGGAACTCTGCAAAAGAGGTATAGTGATTCAAGTAGAGAAGCAAAAAGATTAAACGGAGAGCTTCAAGAACTAGAACCATATATGCCTATACTCGATGCAATGAGAGAAGACCCTAATTTAATTCAGCATGTGCGGAATTATTTTGAGGGTGGTGGTCAAGCTCCTGAAACTATGACGGAACAATTTGACTTGCCTGAAGATTTTGTATTCGATGCTGATGATGCGGTTAGAACACCTGAATCTGATTCAGCAAAAGTACTTGGGGCTACGGTTGATGGTATTGTGCAAAGAAGGCTCAATGGAGCTTTACAATCACAACGACAGGAAAACCAAAGGTTGGCTAAAGAAACTGCTTTTCGGCAACAGCATGAAATGACTGATACCGAATGGAAAGACTTTGTTAATTTTGCTAAATCCAAGTCACTTGAGCTTGAAGATATTTATTTTCTAAAGAATCGGCAAAACAGGGAATCTAATATAGCTGATAATACAAGGCAGCAGATGGCTGATCAAATGCGTAAAGCACAAGATCAACCTCGTTCCCTTGCTACAACAGGCAGCACTCCAGTTGAACAATCTCCAGACGACTCAGTTTTTGACGCAATAGCAGGACTTGACTCTGACTTAGAATCAGTATTTGGCTAAATTATTAGCTAAGTACTTTAATTAAAAGTAAGGAGAAAGTCTAATGGCTGACTTATTTACTCTTGAGTCAACCGCTGATGCCGCTGCTGGTAGTTCTGGTTCCAGACTTGGAACTAGTCTAGACACCGGTGTTCTTAGACGAAAGTACAATTTTGGAGATCGTGTATCTGAGCTAGCAATATCTCAGGACCCTTTTTTCCGTCTTGTATCTAAGATATCTAAGAAACCAACGGATGACCCTGAGTTTAAATTCACAGAAAGACGACCTTCTTTTCATAAACGATACGCATATGTAACTGGTTGGGTTGAGACTGGTGATGTTGATGTTGTTGGTGGCACTGGCGGAGATGCAGATTTAACTGCATATAACGACGGTGGTGCTCCAACAAGTATGTCAACAGGAGATACTGTTAAACTGTACATGGCTACAGATTACAAATCTGCTGGAAACATCCAGAATGTCTACGGACAATCTACTGGTGCAATTGCTGTCGGTGCGAGTGGTACACGACCTACGTTCTTCCTTCCAGGTCAAGTTATTAAAGTTCCCTTGTCTACTACTGATGGTGGTGGATCAGGTGTAGATCACCTTTTAGCTAAGGTTGATTCTGTTACAGATAGCTTAACTAAGGATAGTCGTCAATGTGTATTGCTCACTTGTAAAGTAGTTCGTATTCCTACAACATCTGGTGCTAATTATATCGCTGGATGGTCTAGTGATGATGTAGATACCCAAGTGTATGATGAATCAATTTCAAGTTCTCTTGAAGGCGAAAGAACATACGTTGTTGGCTCTGCTCATTCACAAGGTTCTGGTTACCCTGAAACATGGAAAGACCAACCTTTCACAACCGGCTATGGTCGTACTCAAATTTGGAAGACTGCAATGGCAATGGATAACACTACTCGTGCTACCGTGCTAAAGTATGAACCTAATGAGTGGGCTCGTGTTTGGAGAGAAAAGTTGATTGAACATAAATGGGATATTGAAACATCTATCCTGTTTGGTTCCCAGTATGATTCAGGTGACGAATGGTATACACAAGGCGCTGTTGATTTCGTTTCAAGTTACGGTAACGTGTTTAGTTTGACACACGCAACTAAAACACAGGACGATTTCTTGGATGACATGAGCAATTTCTTAGACCCACGTTATAACAATGCTAATGCAACATTATTCTTTGTTGATACAGCTACTTATAATTGGTTGCATAAACTAAGTGGTTATTTTGCTAACAATGTTGGCATGATTGGCCCTGGTAATTCTGCTCCTGATGATGCTTCATTAGGTAGAGCAAATATTGCAATGACTGGGAAGAAGAAGGCCTTTGGTATTGATATTACTACAATTTCTACACCTTATGGTGATATGAATGTTACTCGTAATATCCACCTAGATGGACACGCTATCAAGATTCTTGCTATTAACATGAAGTATGTCAAGTACAGACCTCTTGTTGGTAACGGGCTGAATCGTGATACTGCTGTTTATGTTGGTGTCCAAACCTTAGAAAATAGTGGTGTTGACCGTAGGGTTGACTTAATTCAAACCGAAGCCGGTATGGAGTTTCAGATGCCTGAAGCTCATGCTTACTGGTCGTAAGGAGGTATGAATAATGGCAAATCCGATGTACGGACAAAATAAGTTCGATAACCTTGTTGATAAGTCTCAAGGCGAATGTATTCTCGTTGATCCAGCTGGGTCAGATGGGGCTACAGGTTCACCAACGCTAACTCTTACAGCCTCAAATTCAGGTAATATCTACTTTGTAAATATTGCCTCGAACACGGTCTATATTGAGTTACCTACTGCTGTTAATAATGACAATTTGAGATTCAAATTTGTTTTACACGCATTATCCAATAATGAAGCAACAAAGGATTTTGTTATCCAGACAGCTGCTGATTCACAGGATATTATGGGTAGCATCTTTGAAGGTCAAGGAGCTCTAACTGAGATTACTGAAGATACCAGTATGGTACAATGGGACACCTCAGATGGCGCTGCTACAGTAGGCGATTGGCTTGAAGTTGTATCATTTGACGGACACTGGTATGCGATGGGAATCGCAAACACAGCTTCCGCTGTTGATATTGCTGACGCAAGAGCTTAATCAATCATAATAGTAACTGCCTCCTGATATTGTTTCAGGAGGTAGT